TAAATCTAAATTCTTCATCAAGCCAGCAACACTATAGAAGTCACCCAACTCATTTCCATAAACAATAACACCATTGTCTTGTAATAGTTTTGTTTGTTCCGGACTAGCATCAAACTCTAAACTAATCAGTTCAACATCATCACTTTTAATTTTTAGCAATGTTGGTAAATCAATGTTTTTAAAACGATTGATGAAGTTAGCACGATTACTGTTCCAAACAATACCAATACGTTTCTTAGTTGTCGGTCCTAGTCTGTTTTTCCAGTATTCAACAATATCATCACCTATACTATAGTTTACAGGGGGTATTGTGTCTATTGTAGTGTTGAAACATTTAGGCAACTCCATTAATGGAACATGATAATGATACGTTAATTCTTGTTGGTTGTGAATCTTAACGTTAGGATAGTTATACGCAAAGAATCGTTCTAATGGTGGTCGGCACAATAACGTGATGTGTGCACCTTTATCTATTAATAGATTTAGGTATCTACCAAATTGAACACAATCACCTAACCCTTGTTCAACATAAACAAACACAATTTTATTTTTTATATCTTGTGTGCCGTTATATTCTTCACCGTCAAGTATAGGTTTGAAAGAATTATCACTTTCATAGAACCAACGTGCATCATAGTATTCCCAGCCCTTAGTAAAGTCACCATTCATTAAGTGTGCAATGCAAAGGTTTAACCTAGCAGTCATGTCATTGGGATTAAGTTTAGTTGCTAATTCTAAAAAATGTATTGCGATATCAGGTCTGCCAAATTCTCTCAATGTGTTAGCGTAATTACTATAAGCCTCACTATGGTCTATATTTAATAGAAATACATTAGCAAATGCAACTAATGCTTCTTTATATTTACCGAGTAAACGTAATATGCTACCATATGCTAACCAACTTTCAGCATAGCCATTGTTCATTGGCAGTTGTAGTATAGGTATGGCTTCTTTCAGTCTATCAAGTTTAATTAATGATAAACCTTTATTATGACATACTATATAATTTTCAGGATGTACAGCTAGAATAGAATCATAATGAATGATTGCTTGTTCATATTGTTTGTTAATATAGCATTGATTGCCTGAGTCTAGTTCAGTTTGCAGGTCCATGTTCAGTATCTTTGTCAGTATTTAATACACCAAATACAATGAACACAATAAAATTAATATAAGGTACTAAAAAACTAAGAGTGAACCATGGGCTAATACCTGCATCTCTACAACGTCTAATTGCAGTAGCAAGCATTGTCCATGTAAGTGTAAGTGAGGTAACTATCATTATAATAGAACCAATTATGATTCCCAGCATGCCGGTAAGTGTTAATATAAAAAATAATAATGTCACAATAGCAAGAATAAGCCAGGTAGATAAGTATACTCCCCAATATTCGCTACGGGTGGCACGACCTTCAGTCGTAATATATTGTTTATAATGTTGTAATGTTTTCATCATATTCCTTTGTTATGTCGCCCAATGATGTTGAGATATGCTTGATACTTTTGATGGTAAAACTTCTCCATTCGTTTTTTTCTAAATCAAAAACACGCATTGATGTGGTGCTTTCTTTTCTAGGTTTTTTATCTTCGGTAACTATTTTAGGTTCTACTTTAGGTAATAGTTCTGGATCCAATGTGCATTTCATCACACGTTCAGTCCCATCTTTTTTAGTAAATGTAATTGTGACAGGATTGATTTTTAACACGCCATTTAACCATTCGATTAATTTGTCCCAGTCTTTGTCTGTGTCTGTCCATTCAGTAGAAATGTTCATGCTATCATCCTTATTAATCCGATTGAATCGATTGTGGTAAGCAAGATATAATTAGCCAGCATACCAAAGGAACGCCTACTATAAGCGCACCAAGCATATATAGCACAACCTGCAATCCATGCGGGGTACAATGCAAGAAGGGGAGGGTTAGGCACGGTGACGGCCATAATGATACTACAACCAATAGATATAGCCCAAGCAAGGACCTCAAGATAAAAACGTACTGGATGAGTTTTGTAGTCATCTTTGATCCAAGCGAAAATTCCATAAAAAATATTGTTCATAATATATGATACACTATGAACGATAGAATATCAACTGGTTTGGTTACTGACAAGTACGCTCTCTATAGATAATACCATCAGCGTTCATAATTTCTTTCCATTCTGTACAGACAGTTTGACGATGTACATAAACAGGGGGTTGTTGAAGAACAACTGTTTCTTGTCGACGGTTGTTTGCAATTGCGGCTCCTACGACACCGCCAATAATCAAAGGTGCCACCCAGTTACCGTTTCCACCACCGTGAATATATCCATGGTGTCTGTAATGGTTATGCCAATGATGATGGTGCCAATGTTGTGCCATTGCTGTACCAGACAATACAAAAAGTGATAATCCTACTAGAATTTTTTTCATAGTATTTCTCCTATACTAATATAACGTTTTACTCAAGTGTTCCGTTGACACGATGTTTGTCCACAACCTCTTGCAAAATAATCTCTATCATATTATTTAGTGTGATATCACGTTTATGTGCTTCCATGGCAAGTTGCAAAATAGTATCATTGTCGAGGTCTACCGGTAATTGAATACGAGTATCCCAATAGTCACCATTGAACATTGCTTTTGATTTCTCTAGGAAGTCTTCATCTGTTTCCAACTCAATCCACTTCACATCATCCCATGCTTGATTGGGTTTGACATTGCGTTCTTTTGCTTCATTGAGATAAGCATCTTTGAATTCATTATTAGTCCAACGATATGGTTTGTCATATCGGTCATCATCGGGCCATACCCCCGACTTAATAGATGCGTCTGCTTGATATACAGTTTGGTCTACTGTACTATACAATATTGAAACGTGGGCGTATTCACTTTCATAATCTAGGAATCGTGCGTTTGGAAAACAGTTCCAATGATATTCAGACCCACCGGTGATTTGGTGATTCATTGCTTCATTTATCTTGCTTAGATGCATTTTTTAACTCCATAAGAGGTTCAATGTTGTTAGTATAAATCTGTTCCATTGTTTTGTAAAGCATTTTGGCATCTTCTTCTGTCATGCCGGCTGTCCAAGATGGTTCATCTTTGGTTTTTCTCAATCCATAATCATGCCTATATGTCATACACATGTCATGGATTGTTTTTTCTTTATCGTTCATTTAATCACCGCTATCAATCTGATACCGATCTCCGCAATGTTTGCAAGTATAGCCTGTCAAACATCTTCCATCTGATTGGCTTGTATAATTATGTGTACAAGGTACACCATCACTATTTAATCTTACTTGACCTCTAGGAGATCCATACATATACTGTCCACCACAATTATGACAATTACGGTGTGTTTTATTGTTATTCCAAGAATAACTTTTTTCGGTGTCAGTCAATTCAACTTGACAAGTCCCGTTACATACAGGACACAATCCATATCCGTCTCTCATACTATACTCCTTAACTATAAGCCTTAACAAGACCTATTAAACATGTTACGATTGCTACTGCATTAACTATAAACTGTGGTCTATTTTTAACACGAATAGTCCATGTCATAAATGCAATTGTACCTAATGTGAATGCTACAATGTTGTAGGGATACGCATCCGGACCAATTGAATTACAAACGTGACCAATGATAATGAATACTGCTCCGACCCATTGTAGGCTATCATTCAATTTCATTAGAATACATCTTTCAAAATAATTGCTAGACCCATCACAATGACGGGCAACATTACGATACACAAATTAATATATGCTTGCATTTTACAGTCCTACACTTTTCTTAATTACATAACGGGCGATCTTTTCATCAAAGTACATACGAACACCATCTTTGACAGGATCCTCAACTACAATCTCACCTAGCTCAGTAGCGAGGGCTTTTGTAAATTTAAGCAAAATACTGTATGTATCCTCAGATTGGTTTAACGGATCACGGTCCAGAATTTGTACTGTATCGTTAATTAATTTTTCAATTTGTTCGTTCATTACTTTACTCCAAATGTGTTCAATGCTGGTTGCATTGTGTTGATTAATTCTGTCTCACGTGCATGAGCAGGACGTTTGCCTCGAACAACCTCTAAGGTTCCAAATACAAAACGCTCGGCACCACGTTCACGCAACGCACGACTCAGACCCCAGTTTTTGTTTTCTGCTAAGGCACGTTGCATGTGTTTTTGCATACGACGGCGCAATGTGCAAAAAACATTACCTTTGAATGACAAAGCGGTAAGACCGACATAGTACTCAAGTGTCTCTACATCCTGAATGTAGTATATAACTTGATTGCGGTCTGTTCTGCGTTTGCGGGTGATTTTCGAGTTCATAGATGAATTGTACACTAAAGCCCATTTATTGTCAAATTTTGATTGTCCCGTATGTTAGTTAGTACTAACTTAGGATAATTTCTATAGTTGTGAGTCAGTATAGACCCCGGATAACTCTATCGATTTTGAAGCACCTAAGGCACAAAAATGAGTACTTTTTAATACAAAATATGTAATACTTGAGTATTACTTTTCTTCAGTTTTAGGGATATCTTTTTCTACGGGATATTCGTAGTTTGTAGTATCAAGATTTTCACGGAAAACAATAGCACCATTCTTTAAATGAAAACGTCTGGCCATATTAGTTTTTGGACTGAGAGTTACAAACCTAGTTACACTTGGGTATTGTTCTTGTATCCCTTTAACAGCCTGAAATAATAACTCTTGACCTTTACCACTTTTATAACTCCATATAGTATAGAATATAGCAGTAGTTGGTACTTGTGCAGTTTTATCTAAATCTTTAATATCTGCTGGAATAAAATCATGGAAACTAACACATACCATTGCTTCTGGATTACTTTCTTCTTGTTCATTATCCGTTAATGCCGCTACCATTCTACCATCACTTACTCTATAATCGGTAGGTATTTCAGGACGAACTGGGTCGTCTTTAATAAACTCTAAAAATCTATGTGATATATCTCGGATAAAGTGAAGCATGTTAATCTCTGGGTAGTGTTATTCATATTTAGCATTAGTTTTAAAATATGTTATTATTTAGCGTTATTTACTAGATTACTAAATATGCATATGGCAAACATAATTGAGTGGAATGTTGGGTTAGACAACTATAAAAAATGTACTTTGGAAATAGGAACTCCAAGTAATAAATTTACCACAGAATTACTAGATGTTCCTATTAAAACAGGACGAAGTATTACTGATATATTCAATGACCATTTAGCTAATAGACAAACCAAAT